CTGGCCGAAATAGCACAGATAGATACCCATAAATTACGTTTATTGGAGATAGAGGAATCCCTCAAGGTGGAATCAATCAAGCCTCGAATTCGTAATACCCTCATCCAAGCCAAGAAAGACTTAGAGAAGTATATCCACAATCTCCACCACCAAATTGACTACAATTTCTACATGATAAAGACAATACCCCTCGTGGACGAGTATACCAAAATCCTCAAGATTCCTCTGAAAATCACCTTCATGGGACGCCCCCAAAGGGGAAATCCCATGAAGGAAGAACTTGTCAGGAAATATATCGAAATAGCCTCTACATATGTGGATATTGATATGGGTGTAGACCCTAAGCAGTCAACCACTATAGCTTGTACCAACTGTTCCAATAAGAAGGACTTTGAAATAGTGGACTACAGTATCTACATATGTATGAAGTGCTACGCCCAACAGAATATCATGAAGCATGTGTCCTCCTACAATGATATTGACCGCATCAACATCTCATCCAAGTACATGTATGACCGTAAGGTACACTTTAGAGACTGCATCAAGCAGTACCAGGGTAAGCAAAATAGTACCATACCGGACAAGGTCTATAACAACCTCCGAGAGCAATTTGACCGCCACCACCTACTCGATGGTGACTCGCAGACCACTTCCAGGGAGATCCGGTACAAGAGGGTTACCAAGAACCATATCCTCCTATTCCTCAAGGAATTGGGGTACTCCACTCACTATGAAAATGTACACCTCATCCACTACATCTTCACTGGAGTAAAGCCGGATGATATCAGTCATTTGGAGGACCAACTACTGGATGATTTTGACTCCCTGACCGATTTATATGACAAAAAGTTCAAGAATATTAACAGGAAAAATTTCATCAATACACAGTACGTCCTATACCAGCTCCTCCAACGCCACAAGCACAAGTGCAAAAAGGAGGAGTTCATCATCCTCAAGACCATTGATAGGAAATTCTTCCATGATGAGGTATGTAAGGTCCTGTTTGAACATCTTGGGTGGAACCATCTACCATACTACTGAAAAAATTTTAAAATGAAGTGGGATTGTCTACTTTACCACACCCTCGCCCTCTGGTTGTAATTAGGGTATTGGCCAGGGCAACGTATTCATCCCTGGCCACCCTCTTGAGCTTCCCTCGGTTGCTGGACCACGCCTGCCACTTGTGGCGGTCCTTCTGAGCAATTATAGAGGGTAAAGGGGTAGTGTTGTTACCTAGTAGGGTCTGTTTATATAGGCCATACAGAATGAGCATTTCCTCCTGGGTAAGTTTATCCTTTAGAGATACTATTGATTCAGCTGCTTGGGTGAAGGGTTGGCTGAGATCTTCCTCAGTTTCGTATGATAGCATTTATATATATATAAATAATTTTCATTTATAATATAGAATCCTAATAGAAATGTCCAGAGAAATACCTTTTGAAGTACATGAGGCCCACAGAGAGAATCTCCTACCTCCCCTGGTGGGAACCGATTACTCTACAGTCAGTGCCTTTGGAGCCCTGATAATCATAAGAGACATTATCGCTAACTATCCAGAGGAGGAGGATCCCGATACCCTCCAACGCCATGAGGAATCCTCCATAGTGGTGGAGAGACAGTCATATGCCGATACCTCAAAGGTCTATACTATCTGTACCATCTGCACAGAGGATTTTATTGCCTCTGATGCGGTGTCGGTACTGAGGTGTGACCACATATTCCACCACAGCTGCATTCAGGAATGGGGGCACTACAAGGACAGCTGTCCAACGTGTAGAACACCCATAAAAGAAAATCCTGAGTAATAGTAAATGATACTTGCCAAGCTATCCACAATATGGTCCAACCATGGCTTTGAAATAGTAATCGGTTTCTGTGTACTATTCATACTACTGGCAGCCCTCATCAACAAGATAGTGGGGACCAAGGGTACATATTCACCCCGATCTAGCATCCTAAATTCATCCCGATCCCTCACCCTAACACGTACACCACAATACCCCACACACTCCCACGCCCCATCTGGATCTAGGTCCCTCCCCAAGGAGAGTCGGGGGGAGGCTGAGTGTAGGAGGGTCCTCCAGCAACTGTTCCAGAAGCCCTTCACCTCCCAGCGCCCAGACTTCCTCCGGAACCCCGTCACCGGGGGGAACTTCAACCTGGAGTTGGACTGCTACAACAGTGCCATGGGACTAGCGGTGGAGTACAATGGGGTGCAGCACTATAAGTACAGTCCCTACTTCCACAGGAATAAGGATCAATTTATGACCCAGAAGTACCGAGATGACATGAAGAGGAGGATCTGCAAGGAGAAGGATATCACTTTGATAGAGGTACCATACACGGTAAAGGTTGAGGATATTAAGGATTTCATAGTAAAAGCGTGTAGAAATCATGGTTATTTGTGAAAATTTATATATCCATATATAAATGACAGACTCGACAGTTATACCCTTTTGCCTCTACCACAAAGTAGATCTCAAGAACAAGTCATACCAATGTTACATTGCCACATCCACCCTAGTCCTCCGCCCAGACGGGACCAAAAGATATGAGTGTAGACCCCACCCGGACCCGGACTGGAAATTGGTCAGTGTATTCTATGCTGTTAATCCTTTGGCCAGACCTGTACCCAATGGTATGCAATTGTTCTGTGCCAAGAGGAATCCAAAGTGGCCTCATCAGACGACTAGTGTAGAGTTGGTATATGATGTATTCGATGACTATGTAGATGGGACTTACTTCTTTACCTACACAACTCCAGTACCCAACGCCACTCCACTTTACATATGGATTAAGGATGACTCTGCATTTGCTGACTTTAGTAATTCCTCTCCCCCAGAGGATCTGGATACTCCCATTGACACCCATGGACATGACAGCGATGTTTCTGTCATCTCCCATACTTCTAATTGGGGGGGTGCTACCATAAACCCCATCTACGTATTACATCCCACAGTGGTGGGATCAGACTACACAAAGGTTGACTTCATGTGCAACAATGGCTCATGTCTCCCCAAATCCAGTGAGGAATGGAAGAAAAAGTCCCGACAAGAACAGAGCTGGGGGTGGACAGGACCAGACATATTCAACCCCTCAGCCCCCACTACACCTCAACCCCTCCACGAGTGTCTTATAAATTGCAACCAACTAGTCAGATCCAAAAATGGCGGGGGTGAACCCCAATCCCTCATTGACATCGTGCGGAGTGAATGGGGTGACCTCCCACCGATTCGGACTCAGACCATTCCCTCAACACCCGGCCTTCCAGTATGGAGTATTGGAGTCATCATCATAGTCGTCATATCACTCATTGTCGGTGTCTGTGTCGGTGTTCACGACCATGTTTCGATGAGGAGGAAGCGCCGCTGAGGAGTGATGGTGGAAGACCCCTGGCCGAGGAGGGGGGATCATTCTCATCGGAATCCTCATCGGAATCTTCATCGGAATCTGACTCATTTTCAGTCAAATCCTCGTCGTCTAGGTCCTCGTCGTCAATGTAGTCCTCTATTTGACCATATCCAAGCTGATCAAATGCCTTACAAATTTTTCGTTCATTTTTATCCTTGGAACGGAACCCAAGATTGATCTTTTGGAGAACCCCATCGAACTTCCTGTGGAAGGCATAGGAGTTCAACTCCAGCTTGGTCATTTGCTTGGCTGTGGGGGCGGTGACAAAATGATCTAGGTCTAGGTCAAAAACACTGAGATCATCAACCACGTACCACTCTACCTGATCCAACTGCTCCTGGAGGTAGTTGAGGGCCTCCTCATTACCCTTATAACGAATAAAGTAGTACCAACTCTCGCATTCCTTACCATTGGTTTCCATCAGGGCGACGTAGTCTCCCGTTGTAGTGTGTGAGGGGCTGGGTGACTTTCCAGAGTCATCATCTAGTGAAACGTGTTCTACCTTAGGTAGTGAGGAAGAATGTTTTGTCATTTCATGTGTACTGGGAGTGTTTTTAAACTACTATAACAATCCTAACATTTGATACCTAGATAGTCCAGGACTGGGGTCCTCACTTCAAATAACATGTGGATGATGATGCTCCCAACGAAACACAATATGGTAGTCAGGACGAGGGGAATCTTAGTCAACCAAGTCAATAGGAGGGCCAGGAGGATTGTGAGGGCATAGTCCACTATTGGGGTACCAAGGACTCGGATACTATGGACTCCCACACCAGGGGAACCGAACATTTTGCTATGGCGAGAAAAAGGACAGATGGTAATTTTATGATAAAATTTATATTATAAATTTTATCATTAAGATATGGGAAATATTTTATGCATTGAACATAGAAATCGCCTTTTCGGAGGACCAAAGACCTACCCCATGAGGGAGATTACCCCCGTATTCGGATACAACTTGCCACCCTACTTTATGACTACAGTTATTGAGGATATCCTCAAAGACCCCCACTCCATTCCCAAAGCCCATCCTGGGGGGACCTAAAGACACAGAGGAATATATAGAAAAATGGATCCGGAACTTGAGGAGGGCAATATTGAGTATAAACTCAAGTTGCTAGACATATCACCTGGTCGTATAGAGAGATTGGCCACTCAGATGCGATATCGATGCGATGAGGGAGGGGGTGAGTGCATATACAATCTGGGTGTGGAGGATGACGGCACCATGACTGGTCTGACACAGGAGGACTACGATGTCACCCTCCGTTGCATTCTGGGAGCAGCCCACAAGAATAACTATACTGTCACTAAGCTAACCAAGTCACCAGCAGACGGAGACCGCTACGTCTACGAGGTCCTCCTCCGAGAGAACAATGACAACTCATACATTGATATCAAGGTGGCCATCGCCGGCAACGTTGATGCCGGTAAATCCACCCTCCTCAGTGTGCTGACACAGGGCAAAAAAGACGATGGGAGGGGGGCTGCGAGACTGGCAGTATTTAACTTCCCACATGAGGTTACCAGCGGGAGGACATCATCTATTGGACACCAGATTCTGGGCTACAATACCCTCGGGGAGGTCATGAATCATCAGGGTATGAGGAGTCTGGCGTGGCCTGATATCGTCCGTCGGAGTAGTAAGGTGGTATCATTCTATGATCTAGCTGGACACGAAAAGTATCTCAAGACCACCATATTCGGGCTGTCCTCCTCACGCCCAGACATATGTATCATTATGGTCTCAGCCAACAAGGGGATAATGAGGATGACCAAGGAGCATATATTCCTCTGTAAAACCCTAAACATACCCTTCTGTGTGGTGGTCACCAAGATCGATATGGTCAGGGAGTGTTCCAACGTTATGGAGGATACCATGCACTCCATCCAGACCATCCTCAAACGTCCAGGTATCAGGAGGATGCCTCTCAAGGTTAAGAATGATGACGATATAGTACGCTGTGCCATGAATATACACTCCAAGACTATTGTACCCATATTTACAGTGTCAAATGTGACTCTGGAGGGAATCCCTCAACTACACAAATTCCTCAATCTCACACCCAAAAGGATCCCCCCCACCCTAGATACAGATGTGGAGTGTCACCTAGATACATCGTGGACAGTACCAGGGGTAGGTACTGTCATTGGTGGACACCTCATACAGGGTATCGTCAAAGTAGGTGACAAACTCTGGTTCGGCCCCAACCAGAACACATACAGTCTAATAACTGTCAAATCCATCCAATGTAAGAGGGTACCCCTCCAGACTGTATCAACCAGCTGCTACATCTGCCTGGGAGTGAGGGGTATCACCAAATTTGATGTCCAAAAGGGGAATGTACTGGTATCCACCAGGGAACAACAGATCCTATGCGACACTGTGGTGGCAGATGTGGAGGTGCTACTATCCCATAGTACAACCATTAGGGTGGGGTATCATCCCCTGATGCACACTCTGAATGTGAGGACATCGGTGATCATCGAGGAGATTACCCACAAGGTGAGCTCCAGAGATGACACCACCGATACCGACCTGATCCTCCGCACGGGGGACACCGCTCGGGTCAGGATGAGGTTAAACTTTGGCAATAAATTCATCAAGGTCGGGTCAAACATTCTACTGTGTGAGGGGAGGACCAAAGTGGTGGGAAAAATTATAGCTTAGAATTTTTATAAAATGCCCTGTACTCAGATATTATGGATTATCCCTCAAAACAACTATCAAAACTTGATAAAATGGGATTTACCATTGTTCGTAAAGAAGTAATTCCTGATGTTTCGGTTGATACTTTGATGGAAATACTAACTAGGTTTCATAATGGTGATAAGGATTCATCAAAAATGGAAAATGTTAATGAGGAATTTACAGTTAAATATATGTAATAATATCACTAAATTAATTTTAGTTCTGATAATTTATTTTCTATATCTTTTTCTGTAATAATTCTGTTCTCACCATTTTCCAATATTTTTTGAGATTGCATTTTACTTAATATATCTTTTAAACATATTTCATTATCTAATTCATCATATATTAATAATAATTTTTTCAACTGATAAATTGCCCAACAGACAGAATTATGTTCGTTTTTGGCATAATAAACATTGTTATCATTAGATATGGTTGCTGTTATAAGACCGAATTTTAATAAAACACATTCAATAGACCCTTCAGAACGACCCATATATTCAGATATTTCAAAAATAGTATTATTTTCATCTAGCATATTTTTAACTATATCATATTCTTTATCTAACCATTTTTTACCTTTGTATGAATGATTTTTATCATATATTCTTGGTTCTTCTTTACTTTTTGTCTTACTACCATTAAAATATTTCAAAATATTTTTATCTATCGGAATAGAATTGATATATTCTTCACCATATAATTGTTTAATTTCTTCATACATAGTTTTACTCTGTTGTAAAATAAGTATCAAGTTAAACACTCTAGTATCTTTTTCAGACATTTAATTATGATATAACTATCTTGATTTTAATTCATAATTAAATATAAATTCTCAGTAATAAATTATTAATGAGAATTTATATTTTACGCCATGAAGAACGATATGAGTGTCCAAAATTTTATACACAACTTACTCCTAATGGATTTAAAAAATCTGAGTTATTAATATCTATATTAGATAAGGAAAAAATAAATTTAATATTTTCATCCCCATTTCCAAGAGTACTTCAAACAATTAAACCTTATTGTAACTTTAAAAATATGATACAAGCTGTATGTATAGACTATTCACTGTATGAAACTATGTATGATCCACGATTTACCAATGACGAATACCCAATTAAATTAAGTGAAAAAGAGAATGAATATTCTCTTATAGATCCTAGTTATAATTCTACCATACCATTAGACAATATTATTTGTCCAGAAAGTGAGACAGATGTAGAAAAACGAGCCAATATATTTGTTAATAAACTTATTGAAAAATATAAACATACAACCTTAAATATATTATTAGCATCACATGCATCCACATTGGGATCTCTGGATGGAAT